AGCTGGTGGCACTATTGCTGCTGGTGCGCAAGTACAAACTGGTGCTGATGGCACTGCTTTGCTTGCAGCCACTGGTGACGTTGTACTTGGTTATGCCCGTGAAGCTGGTGTAGATGGTCAAATCATCGAAATCGAAATGATCCAAGGCGGCAACGTAGCAGCCTAATCTAGCATTAAAAGGAAATTATAATGCCTCTTTTGACCCCATCCAATGTACATATTGATGCACCGCTGTCGAACCTGACACTTGCGTATGTACAAGAACAAACTAACTTTGTCGCTGACAAGGTTTTCCCAGTAGTAGGTGTTCAGCGTCAGTCTGACAAATACTACATCTATGACCGTGCGAACATGAACCGCTCTGGTGATGTTAAGAAACTTGCTCCACGCACAGAAGTAAACCGCATTGGTTTGCAGTTGTCCAACGACAGCTACTTTGCTGACGTATTTGGCCTTGGCATGGACTTCGACGAGCAGACACTTGCTAACGAAGATGCAATGTTGGAAATCCGTTCCGCAGGTGCGCAAACACTTGTCAACCGTGTCCTGATTGAACGTGAAGAGCAGTTCGCTTCTTCTTTCTTCGCTGCTGGTATCTGGGGTACAGACGCTACTCCATCTAACCTGTGGTCTGACTACACAAACTCTACACCAATCACTGATGTGACAACTGCTCGTCGCACCATGCAGCTTAACTCTGGTGGCTTCAAGCCAAACACAATGGTTATCGGTAAGGAAGTTCGTGACATCCTCATCAACCACCCAGACGTACTTGCCCGTTTGAATGGTGGTGCTACTGTTGCTAACACAGCACTCATCACAGACGCAAAGCTGGCTGAAATCTTTGAGGTAGAGAACTTCTACGTCATGGAAGCTGTCAAGAACGGTGCTGCTGAAGGTCTTGCAGAAGCTAACGCTTTCATCGGGGGTAAGAACGCCCTGCTGGTACACACACCACGCACATCTGGTCTGATGACCCCTGCTGCTGGTCTGACCTTCGCATGGAACAACATTCCAAGCGCAAACAACCTTGGTATCACTGTTGAATCCTTCTCGGACGATGCACTGAAGCGCCAGCAGGTTGCAGAGCATATCCAAGTTAAGATGGCATACGACATGAAAGTCGTTGGCACTGACCTTGGTTACTTCTTCGAAAGTGTTGTAGCTTAATAGTTACCCTCTCTTGATAACGGTGGACCCTGAGCTTCGGCTTGGGGTTCAACCCAACTTATAAAATACCATAACAGTAAATAGGAACAGAATTATGCACCCCACATACTTGGGATGGCAGGTTGAATGGCCTGTCTTTATCAAACGTCCCCTCATGGCTGACAGTAAAACATGGAAGCAAGGGGACTACTTTAACTGGTTTGAGAGAGGGATTGACGCCGATAAGGTCGCCACCCTGTACTTTTCTGGTTATATCCACCACAACAAAGAATTAGAAGTCCAAACTAAGGTCGGTGATCGGTTGTCAGAGCTTGCTGGAAAGCAACTAGACACCCTTGTTAATCTGCTAAACGCAGAGGTCAAGAAGCGAACATCAAGCACCTCAGAGTTTGAGACCAAGAAGTGTAAGAAGTCTAAGCTGGACGATAAGCAACGTGGTCTTATTCGTCGCTTCCTGAACAGTAATAGTTGGGTGATTGAAGACTTCTACAACATTCGAGATAAAATCCTAAACGATTAAATAACTGGAGACGACTAGATGGCGTGGTCATATGATCCTACAGACTTGGACACAACTACGGCCTCTGGTCGTCTCAACACAGTACGGCTGTTGGTTGGTGATACCGATACGGTAGACCAGCAGGTTCAGAACGAAGAGATTACTTTTAGTCTCTCTGAGAACGGCAACAACATTTATTATGCTGCGGCATGGTCTGCACGTAACATTTCTTCTAAGTATTCCCGTAAGGTAAACACCTCACTTGATGGTGCTTTGAAGGCAGACTACAGTGACCTTGCTAAACAGTATAGGACACTTGCTGACGACCTTGAGTATCAGGGTAAGACAAACGGCTCAGGTTCCTCTGTAGGTATCGGCGTTCTTGCTGGTGGTATCACAAAGACTGGTATTGAGACTGTACGTGAGAACACTGATCGTATCGAAGGTTCATTCCGCCGTGACCGTTTCAAGAACCCACCTAGCTACCAAACCCCTGAGTATGAATAAGGAGTAGGTCATGTCTTTTCGCTCCTTTGACTTGTACAACCTAGTAAGAGACTTTGGTGAAAGCCTGACCTTACGCAAGGTTACTACAGACGGTTCATATAACCCTGCGACTGGTGCTGTAGACGGTTCTGCCTCTACGGACTATTCTCTCACAGGGTACTTCTACAACTACGAGACCCTTAACGTAGATCAAATACGCAAGGGTACACGCAAGTGTGTCCTCTCTGCTTTAGAGGGGTTTGTCCCTGATGAAGACGACCAGCTTATCGGTAATGGGGACACTGTGGTTATCACCTCTGTCACAACAATCTTTTCGGATGGCGTGGCACTCTGCTACATCTGTCACGTAGAGGAGTAGGTTATGCAAGTTACCATAAGCCCCAACTTCCAGAAGAAGATGAGCAAACTAGAAGAGTTGGTAGGGGAGCAGATTGACGAAAAGATGCTAAGTCTTGGTACTTACGCTGTAGAAATCTCTCCTGTTTACTCTGGTGCTTTCGCTGAATCTTGGTCAATACGACCTATGGGTTCTGGGGGCGGTAGGTCTAGGGCATCAAGACCCGACAAGGTGCCTGACGTCCAGTCCAAGAAAGAAGAAGCTAAAGGTCTTATTGCTCAGGATGTTGCCCAATACTCAGACCAAATACTTAAGTCGGGTGGGGCAGTATTAAGCAACAAAGCCCCTCATGCCAAAGAAGTTGACGCAAAGTACGCTACCGTCGCAAGAGTTAGGGACAGGTTTAGATAATGGCAAGCATTTATGATGACATTCGAGCCGCCCTTGAGGTAAAACTCAGCACTGTTACAGATGTTCCCTCTATCGGCTGGGAGAACGCACAATTTAGCCCTACAACTGGTCAACCCTACCTTAAGCCTCGACTAATTCCCACCCGCAGAGAACCTGCTGTCCGTGGCACTAACCCACAGATGTTCTACCAAGGTATCTTTAGAGTAGTGTGTTATGTCCCAGAGGGGGCTGGTCCTTCTGCTGGTGATGATCTCGCAGATAAGATTATTGACGCATTTGAAGCTACAACAGATGTAAGTCAAGGTAGCACTATCGTATCCATCCGTTATGCCGAAAGAGAAATGGCTGAGATTGATGGACCCTTTTACATGATACCTGTCAACATAGGCTGGTACATCTACAAATAACTTCCTATAGGAGAATACAACATGGCCTTTGCACAGGGTTCACGCTCCAGCCTGTCCTTCATCGTAGAATCTACGTTTGGTACGACACCTGCTGGCGACTTCACTAACCTCCCTTTCAGCACACACTCTTTGAATCTTACCAAGGATCGTTTAGCTGGTAACGACATCCAAGCTGACCGTATGCCACGGGTTGACCGTCATGGTAACCGTCAAGTAGCTGGTGACATTGTAGTCGATCTTCGTGATGCTGACTATGACACCTTCCTTGAATCAGCTATGCTGAACACATGGGCTACTAACGTACTGAAAGTCGGCACAACACCTAAGTTCTTCTCTGTAGAAGACTACGCTGCTGACATCGACCAAGCTCGTGTCTTCACAGGTCTCTCAGTTTCCACTATGGGTATTTCTCTCGCCCCTAACCAGATGGTAACAACTACCTTCGGTATGGTAGGCAAGGACATGACCATCAGTGGTACAGAAAAGACACAGGTTGCTGCCTCTGGTGCGCAACCATTCGATGCCTACTCTGGTGACATTGCAATCGGTAACGTAGGTGGCGCAGCTTCAGTCGCTATTGTGACTGGTCTGGACTTCACCTTGACAAACTCCTTCGCACCTACTTTCGTAATTGGTGACGACAGCGCACCATCCCTTGAGTATGGTCGTGCAGAAGTTGAAGGCACACTGACCGCCTACTTCGAAGATGCTACTCTCATCAACCGTTTCTTGAATGAGACTGAAACTGAGATCGAAGTATCTGTAGATGACCCTACAGGCGCTAATGCTTACACGTTTACATTCCCACGTGTCAAGATTAACTCTGCTGATGTTGGTGTC